TTAGCCATTAGGCGGCATCATCCTCAGTCGTGATTAGGACAACCTTCAGGCTGTTAGCCGTCGACGTGTAGTCCACCGCTTGACCGCTGTCGTTGCCGACATAGAATTTCGCCTCTTTGACGCCCTCCATACACCAGCAAGTGATCTGTGCCCGATAGGCTGACGTGCCAGACGGTAGAACAAACAGCCCCACGCGTTCCGCCCCTTCTGATGACGTTTGTGCGCTGGTGTTTGTCTTTGCCCCATAACCAAAAGCAGTTTCGTTAGATGTCCCGTCAACATCGCCGCGCACCATGTACAACGACATCGCGCTCCCATCGTCAACAGACGCCGTAAAACCTTCGAGGTATAGCGTGGCCGTTATCCCTGGATAATTCAGGGTGCTGTTATCAACCGCATTCTGTCCGCCGACGATATAGGTGTCGGCAAAACCAGCGGAAAGCGTCATTGCGGTTGTTGTTGTCGAGTCGTATTTAATCGCTAACGCCATGATTAACCCCCGGCCAGGCGACGCGCCTCGGCCACATGCCCGACATTTACCACCCCGAGAATATTCGCATTAGCCGCCCGACTAATCTGATAAGCAATCGCTGAAGCCAGCGACTGGATCGTGTCGGACTGCGCCCCGAATATTGCGACCAAGGTATCGCGAGCCGGTTCGCCTGCGGCGGTCGGTACTGAATCGCCGACGTAGAGAATGTCGCGGACGATCTGCTTGTCTCCATCGGCGAGCGCGGAAAATTCCGCCCGGTTGGCGAGAATGACGGCAAGGATCTCCTCATTGGGCAAGGTGGCCTTGTTGGCACTGATTGCCTCCTCATTGACCCATGTCGTCAGTGTCGCGTCGTCAACAGACGGCCAACTGGGGTGTGTCTGAATTAGTCCTGAAAGCGCTTGGTAGTCCATCGTGTTTCACCTCTACGGATTAGTGAACGAAATAGTGAACCACCCGGACGCCTCTGAGATAGTCAGCGTTTCCGTGTCGGCCAAAGTAAGGGCCGAGCCATAATCCAGCCACCCTACCAGGTCGTCGTTTGTGGCTGTGTCACTGTAGAGCACAACATATTGAAACGGACCCATGTTGCCGCCGCTCGCGGTAAACACTACATCAGCGCTCGCAAAGGTTGCCGTGTTAGTGCTTCGCGTCCATGTGACTGAGGTCAGCGCGGTACCACCTGTGGTGTAGCCGTTACCGTTCGCAATTTGCGTGATATCAGAAAGTTGAGTGTTAGTCGCTACCGGCGCGCTATTGGTTAGCGCTACCTTAAAGGTATGCGTGTCTAAATCGATGGTTCCATCAGCCACCGTTTCCGAAAAACTGTTGAAAAAGTTGAATGTGTCGGTTGCCATTTACATTTCCTCTGTTTCGCCCACCAGGCCCTCGTCGGTGCGCCTGATCTTTACCCGTTTGTTGCCTGAATTAATGTTGATATTGACTTCTTCCGCCTGCTTTGGCGTCGAGTCGTTTGCGCTATCTCGCGAGCCTTTTGCTTTTATCAGCAGTTCAACGTCTTGACGTTTCAGGCGCTCAAGCTCTAGCGCCATTTGGTCCTCGTGTTCCTTAATGCGATGCTGCGCCGAGATCAGACGCGCCTCGCCACTCGGATCCGGCGGCGGCGGTTTCGGCGTCAAGCGCTGCGCGATCTCAGAGTCAAGGATTGCGAGTAATTCTGAGCGCTGCTCATACGGCCCGGATTCAACGACAAGCCGCAGAATGGCGGCGAAACTTGGCGATTCGGGCGGGATAGCTTGTAACAGTTCCAGCAGCGTTGCCCGCTCTGCGTCGCGCTGGAGGATCCCCAGAGCCCCTTTCGGACTGAACCTGAAGTCTATCGGCGGGTATCTTTCGGGTATGAATTGCATCGCGCGCCATGCCATCGCCTCGATTACAGGGCCGATCAGATCAGACTCAATATTTAGTGCGGTCTGTTTGCTGCGTCGCAAAAAGGTCTGCAATGCCATGGAGGCCGCGCCGGTTGTCGTTTCTTTGCTGCTCAACAGGGCGCCCTGGAAGCCGAAAGATCCGGTCGCCGCTTCAATCATGCGCTGGTAATCGGCTATCGCCTGACTGGATCCCCGATCAGGGCCGCTAAACTTAAACTCGCGAATCGCCCGGTTAGGATCCCCATTAATCAGGTACTCCTTGCCAGGTGCAAGGATCTTTTGATCGGAATCTTCCCGCGTCTGATCGCCCCCTAACGAGGCCTCGTCACGCCAGATCGTCGGATAAGAAGCCAGGGCTAGGGAGTCAGCGCGCGCGCGGATCTCAGTTTGCAGGGCTTTGAACGGGTGATAACCCGACTCGACGACGCCCTTGCCCCAGAATGTTTCTGGTGTGCGCTCGAATTGAAAAGCAAAGACAGATCGCCGCGCCGGGATATAGGGATTTTCGACCGCTTTTAGCGTCAATTGGTCGTTAGCGATCAGAACTATCGCCTCCACCATTTCCACCGATGAATCTAATTCATGCTCAAGAATGGCGTTCTTGTTCGAGTAGTTCGTTTTGTTGCCAGGTAATAAGGCTTTCGGGATTAGCCCGTGGTATTCGATCAACTTTACGCTGTCATCGGTCCAGGTGGACGACAGCTCGTTAGTCCAGGGATCCGTTGGTTTTGTCTGATAACTGCCGACATCGCCTTGACGGTAATAACCTTCGGCTTGGCCTTTCAGGATTGAATGGCGGGAGACCTGGACGATATGCGCGCATCCTCGCGACTCACCGACCGACCGGGCCGCCGGATCAATCACGAACTCGCGCGGACTGACCGCCGTCACCATCACGCAGGGCTCTTCGCCGACCGTCGCCCCGCCTAGCACCTCTCGCCCGAAACTGTCCACCAATACGGTAGGCTTGGCATACTCTTTGCGTGTAATGCCGACTTTCACAATGCCGGTCCCGTAGAGCGCACCAAAGAGGAAAGCATCGGCAAACGCCTGCTTTACGCCCCAGCGATCCGCGTCACCGCGCAGCTTGTGCGCCATCTGCCGCACGTCTTCTTTATTTTGGTCTTCCCAGTCGTCGGCCACGTCGAACCAGACGGCGCGACCGAAGAAAGCATCGGTCAACTCGGCGACCTGTTTGTTTACCGCCTCCGATAGGTCGGTTGGCATGATCTTTGATCGCTCAACCATGCGCTCGCGGTCCTCCACGGACCATTCCGTGCGCCAGATCCGGTAATACTCGTCCCATTTCTCGCGATAGTTCGCGTTGCGGTAGTCCTCCCAAGGCCCGACAAGGCCGCAGATATAGCGGGCCAGCATGTCATCACCCTGAATCGGGCGCCGGTTGCGTCGCGCCTCTTTGGCGTCGACCAGGATATTCAAGCCGTGGGAATCCATTAATACCCCGCTATCGCGTCAAGGGGTTGAAAATAGGTGCGCTCTGATCGTCCAAAATTGGGTTGGGGAAGCTGGTCAAAGTAGGACAAGGCCTGAACAAGCTCGGAATTCGAATATTGGAGCGGGAAATCCTGCAACTGTGCCCTGAGCTGCTGACCCCCCCTGCCTTTCGTGACCGAAATTCGGCCTTCTTTGAGCCGAGACTGTAGAGCCCACTGGATCCGGTCTATGTCGTCAGGATTTTCGATCTCGGCGAACCTGGGCACTAACCTGAAATCCTGGTGTCGCTGGTATTCACGAAAAAGATTCTCGCAGGCCTTGCGATCTCGGCTCGAAACGGCCAAATAACGCGGGCCGTACTTCTTAGAGGCCTCGGAGATGCGTCTAACCATATCCGAGACGCCGTAGAAGCCCGTCTGAGCCGCGACAACATGCCACCCAGTGGGGTGCATGCACAAGACCACAAAAGCGGCCTTAGAGCCGCTTACAGCGTGCGCGTCTTTGCGGAAAGGTTCGACCGATCCAAACACAGCGGCGATCTGATAAACGCCCCGCTTGAAGTTTCCGGTCTTCAGTTGCTTTGGGCTGAAGACGTTACCGCCCCCAACTGACCAATCGGCCTCGAATTCCTGCCGGAACTGCGTGGCCGTCATGTTGCGCGCTGCGGCGTCTATCTCGTTTTTAGAGATCGTCGGGTTGTCGATAGTGCGGAACTTCCATGTGCCCCAGCCCGGCTTTTCCTGCGCTTCCGTGAAAACGTCGAACAAGCGCCCGCGCCCGACTGGCGTTCCGATCAGAAATGCCGAACCGCCTTGCACGAGCGACGGCATGATGACGGTTTCCCAGACCCCCGGAGGCATGACAGAAAGCTCGTCAAGACAGACAAAGTGACAGCGGCGCCCGCGCAGGGTGTCGGCCCGGGTGGAGGATTTAAGATAGAGACGACGCCCGTTCTCGTGCTGAATCCAGTTTTGGACTTTGTGGTGCTGCTTAACTTCTTCCCCCAGCTCTTCCAGGATCATCGGCACGGCGGTCTCTAACGCCAGGTCGATGGTGGGAGAGACGTACCAGACATCGCTGTTATGCAGACTAGTGCCGTCTTTGTCGTGCGTATGACGCAAAAACCAACAGGCAATCTTGCAAGCCAGGTAAGTTTTACCAAACCGGCGGCCAGCCGCCACGACATTGAAGCGCTGAAGGTTGTCGAACACCTCGCGCTGCGCGGGATGCAAGCCAATAGGGCCTGCGGGAAATTCTACTTGCTCCGGTAGCAAGTCGTGCTCTGACTGCCAGGGGAGCATTTCACTTGCAGGCATAGGCCTACCTCTTTTTTGGGGGTTTCTTCCCCCGCTTGCACCGCTTGCCTATCCAGGCATCCACTTGAGCGTCCCAACGATCCTCCGGGATTGACCGAACCCTAGCCCACTGCTCCGCAGAAGATCGCCGCTGCTCTGTCACTCTGACGCCCCGCTCAAGATACGCTCAAGGCCGCGTGGCCTCCGCCTTACCGTTTCGATTGAGAATCAGTCTAGCTTGAAAACGAAATAACTTCGCCCTTTTCT